GATTTTACTCTTTCTTCTATTGCGTTTATATTTAATTTATCTATTTTTACTTTACCTGTTTGTTCCATAGTAAAATAAGCAAACTCAGTGGGTTTTTGTTTGAATTCATCTTTTATTGATTTAATTAGTTCTTTTGTGTATTCATTTGCTTTTTCTTTTATTTTATCTTTATTTTTGCTTATATGTCTTTCAACTAATCCATCTATGTCTTTTTTTGTTATTTTTGTTTTTGATTTAGTAAATTTAGCTTCGTATTGTTTCTTTTTAAATATTCTTGCTCTTTCTTCTACGGCTTCAGTTATTGAGTCTTTAACAGAACCAAGTTCATCTGTTTTACCTGTGAATATTGAATTTAGTTTTTTAACAAAATCAGTATATATTTCTTTTTTATTTATTTTTGGTTCTACTGACGACTCACCTTTGTCTAGAGACGCTATAAACGATTTGTTTTTTTCGTCAAGATATGGAAAATCTTTGTCTAATACTTGAGATAATATATCGCTTTCAAATTGATCATATTCTGTGCTTATATTTTCGATTAATGCTTCTTTGTTTTTTATTTTATCTACTTCTTTTAAAATATTGTTGTGAAGATCAAGAACGTATGCTGATTTAACTAACTTATCTTTATCTTCTATAGTTTTTGGTTTTTCGTTTAGATATTTATTTATAGTTTCATATGTATTTAATAGATCATCGTTATCATATTTTGAATATTCTTTGTATAACTTTTTTAAATTACTGTTTTTGTTTAATTCTGATCTACTAATTTTTATATATCCATCTTTTAATAGTTCTTTTGCATTATTTAGTTTATTTATATCTTTTTTTCTTAGTTTAGATTCAATTGATATTTTATTTGCAATTTTAGTAAATTCATTAGAACCAATGTGCTTGGTGTTGATATCAGTTAAATGTTTGTCAAGTGATCTTGCAATAGTGCTTAAATTTGTGTTTTTACCAATGATTATTTTGTTTGGTTCTATTTTTAATTTATCTCCAAACTCAATATTGTAATTGTCTAATTTAGTATCTAATGTGTCTTCGAGAATTGTTTTTATTCTATTTGTATCTTTTTTAAAGATAGCATCTTTAAAATGCTTTGAGGTTATTTTTTTATCATATGCAGTTGGTTCTGTGTCAATATATTTAGGAGTTCCTCCAGCAAAATCAACCATATCTTTGTTATCGAAAGATTTCTTAATGTCGTTTAAAGCTTTTATATAATTTTCTCTTGTTACTTTTTCATCTCTGTATGCTTTCATAAAATCAGACAGTTCACCTTTTCCATATGTTGATTCAAATGTATTTATAATTCTATCCATATCATCTTTTGATTTAGAACCAAGTAATTCGTCAGAATAAGCAAAGAATTCATTTAAACCTTCGTCTTGTTTAGGTATTTTTGTTTTTGTATCTATGTTTTTATGTGTAAGCTCGTGAGATAGTATTTGTGATAATGACATACCATCATCAATTATATTATCTGGATTTATTCTTATGTGCGCTTGTCCATTGTTGTCGTATGATACTGTTGCATATGATCTTAAATTTTCATCTATCGAAATTGAAGCAATGTTACCTGTGTTAAATTTTTCTGATACTATGCTTTTTGCTTTTTCTGGATTGTGTTGAATTAATGAATATAGCTCCATCTCTTCATCTGGATGAAACATTGGTGGTTCTGAATATTTAATTTCTCCATTGTCGATATCAAGCATATCGACTTTTTTGCCTTTTATTCTGTCTTTAGTTTTGTTTATTTTTTCTTTTGTTTTAGATAGATCAAGTTTTGGTACTGTTACTTTATTTTTGACTCCATACAATGTTTTACCAGCTGATATTGATCCTCTTATGGCAATATCAGGTATTGCATTAAATGCAACTTGTTTAGCAAATTCTGATTTATCAACAGATACTGATCCATCTTCGTTTAATTCATAAGGTATTTCTCCTTTTGATATATCATATCCAGATTGACCTAATGATAATGCTGGTGTTTCTTTGGTAACAAATCCTGTAGTTTTTGATAGTAATTTATTTTCTATTTTATTTTCAACTACTTTTGCTACTTTACTTGATAACGATAAGCCTTTTGTGTATGGAATACCAAAAGATAGTGTATCAACTAATATTTCAGTTGGAGTAGAACCTTGAACAGCTTGATTTATTGTTTCTATTTCTTCTAACGCTCTTTGTTGAATTAGGTTAGCTTTGTTCTTATCTTTTATTAATGATGGCGCAAATAATATTGCAGTATTACCAGCAACGTTTCTTAAGAATGTATCTAAAGTATAATCGCTTGTTCCTATAGTTAAGATATTGTTTTGTTTGTATTGTTTGTCTTTTTGCCCAAGATATAATAATTTATCACCCATATTTATTCCTACTTGTTATCTTTTAAGATCTTAGAAAGGGTAAACAACGACATTAGAGTATAGTCAGTTATTGCTTCATCTTTTGTTTTATATCCTAGCCTTTTATAATTTTTAGATAGGAATCTGTATACTTCGTTTGTTACTGCGTTTGGATTTATTGTTTTTTGTTTTAAGAATTTAGAGCCAATTTGTGATTTTAAAAATTCTGAATTTATGTATGTTAATTTATTAGAAAAATCATCAAACATTTTATTGTTTATTATTTGTAGTTGTTTTAAAGCGTATTTATCACCTTTTGATGCTTTTTCTTGCAAATTAACTAATGTTTTATACTTGTATCCTTGTGGTAGGTGCTTTTCTATAGAATAAATAATATTTCTTGCATCTCTATCACCACTCTTAAACGATTCATATAAACTATTGTCTATTGGATCAAATCTGTCAGTTGTTATAGAACCAATGAATGGTAAATAAAACCCATTTTTAAATGATTCTCTAGATATATTCTCAGCTTTATCAACATTGTTTTCAAATCCAAAAAATTTTTTTATCTTATTTCCTATAACAGTAAATAATCCTCTATTATCGTTAAGATAAGAACCAACTGAGAATGACAATGATAATTCTGGATTGGTTCTAGATATTTCATCTAACGCTTTAACTTGATTATCTGAAAATTTATCAATGAAAGGAAGTTTTTTAACGAAATGAATAAACCAATTTTCACCTATTAAATTATCAGGATCTACTGTATTTGTTACTAGACTTGGTTCTTTTGAGCCAAGAGTTTTTCTGTAGTCATTTAAATTTGTTTTAAGATTATTTGTTCTTTTTTTTAAAATATCGTAGTCTTCTTTTAAGCCAGATATTTCTAACATTTTACTGAAGTTTTTATATTTTTTAGATAAAGAATCTATTGTTTTTACTTTTTCATTATCTGGTATGTTCATATCTAAAATATATTTAATTTTATCTCTAAACTCATTAGAGTATTTATTTATAATATCTTGATCTATGTTTTGTAGTTTTCCATATTTTAGAACGTTTGATAGTTTATCGCTAAACTCAATGTCGTTACTGTTTATTAAACCAAGTAGATTATTTATTTTGTTTTCTTGATATTTATCATTGTATGCTAATGTTTGAGTGTATGGTAATGTTTGTTCAACTTCAGGATTGTCAACGATCTTGTTTTCTGGTTTTAATAAAGTATCTATATTTAATGAATAATCATCTATATTTTTTTTTATGCTATTGCTTCTAATGTTTGATTGATTGTATTGTTGCTGATCGTATTGATCAATATCATATTGTCCTTCAGATAAGCCAAACTCTCTTTCAAAGTTTCTTTCTAATCTTATGTATTCAGGATTTACTATTTTTTTCGTTAAGCCTGTTGATGAGTCAATAACTTCAATAGTTTTAGGTGCATTTTTTAATGCTATTTTATATGCTTCAAATTTATCATTTTTATTATTGTTATTTAGCTCAAGATATAATTTGTTTTTATTAAAATTCAATTTTTCTTTGCTTATATCAAGCATACCAAGCTTGTATGCTTTATTTAGCTGATATTCTTTATTAAAATGGTCATCAGCTTGTTTTAATTTTAAATAATCAAAATTAAGACTATCCTCAAATTGTTTTTGTTTCTGTGATAATTGTTTCTCTCTAAAACTTTCATCTGAAATAATTTTCCTAGCTTGCAATTCTAACTGTTTATTCTGTAATAATTGTTGTTGTCTTCTAGCTTCTGCTTGTTCTAATAGTGAAATCATTTTCATAGATAAAGATGCTGATGAATTAAATAAATTAGATGCTATATTCATAAACTGACTAGCTGTTCTTGCAGTATTAGATGAAGCTGAAGCACCTTGTGAGAGAGTTTGAATATATGGATTCTGTATTGGCATTACTCGCCTTTCCATTCGCTAGTTATTTTTTCTCTTAATGATTTTATTCTGTCTAATTCTTCTTTTGTTTTGCTCCATTGATCTTTAGCTAGTGACAGCTGATCTTTAGCTAATCCATAATTTTTAAATCCTAAATATAAAGAACCAAGAGTTCCTAAAGTTGATATTCCGTAGTTTAACGGTTTAAGGTATTGTTCTGTAAAGTTTTGCATAGTTTGTTGGTTCTGAACGTAAGATTGATTTGATAGTGTTTTCATTGTGTAGTCAACTTGTGGCTCTATATATCCTGTATTATTTTTAATCATATTATTGTCTACATATTTGAAATTTCCAAGAGTTCCTATTTCATACATTGGAGTCCTTTTGAGGTAATAAATTATCTAAATCATAGAACCACAAAGTTGGTTCTATTGTTTAAACAATTTTTACGAAATATTTAGGAACATACTTTACTTTTGCATTTTGAATATCGTTATTTTTAGCAATTCTGTTTGCTTTTTCTTGTGGTATTTGTAATTGTTCCATAATTGCTCTAGGGTCTAGTTTAGAGTTAACTTTTCTTGGTTCTTTTTGTCTTTCTAGAGCTTTTAAATCCATTTGAGAAATAATCACAGGAATATCGTACGGAATAACTTTACCATTTGCTTTAGCGTATCCTTCTTTATCTGCGTTATCTGTAGCTGGCTTAACAATAACTTTTACTTTATCAGATTTGGCTTTTGCCATATTTTCTCCTTTTTAGTAGATTAAATCGAATGTGGAGAAAAACTCCACACTCTGTTTAAGCTACTAGTCGATAGTGAAATTGAATTTGATCACTCCAAGTCTTTCTGGATAAAGAACTTTTGCCCCAATCCAAGATTTCCAACCAATTGTTCCAAATCTATTAAGAGCATCTGATTTATCAGAGCCACCAATTGGTTTAACGATAACCTGAACTCTTTTTTTACCTCTTAAAGGAATTTGTGCTGTATGATCTTTACCCATGATTAGCATTTCACCTGTGTATAGACCATCAGTATCTGTTGCACTAATTGACATGTTTTCATTTTCAATAACTCTAACGTCACCAATCATTCCAATTTCACCATCAAGTGGTTTTACTGAACCTGTTGCATATTTTTCTAGTGGAATGAATTTCTCATTGTCTTTTAATTTGTCTCCAGCAAGTGGGTTAACGATACCAATGTATCTTGACCATACAGGAATTGTTCCATACTTAGGTGTAGCACTAATAATGCTATTTACATATTTTGCTCCAGATAGCCTTAGTTGTAATCCGATCTTTCTAATTGCTTTTGCAAAAGATTCGCTTTCGATTTTGTCTTCTGGATCAGTGTTTCCTGTGATATCCTGTAAATGTCCAGCTCCGTTAACCATAAAATCTCTGTAGAATCCATCAATTACTAAAGATGCAACATCACTGTACTGTTTAACGTTCTCACTAATTGTGTACATATCGTGAAATAACTCAAGCTCTTCAGTGTATGTCATCCATGCACCAATTGGGATAACTTCAGCTTCAGTTTTTACAACTTGCATTGCTCCCTTTTCATCTCCTGAGCTACCCTCACTTAAAATAAAATCTTGATATGCATTCTCTGGAATTAGAGTAGCAATACCTTCTCCATCAGTATTGCCTGTGTAATTTTTGTAAATATCATTAACAAACATTAAGTCTTTCATTGGAATCCATCTTTTGAATTCAATCTTTTGTGAATTCCTTTGTGGAAGTTCTTTTCTTAAAGTAGCAAATCTATCGAATACTGTTTTTTGAGCCAATTCAGCTGTCATTAATTTATCAACATATGCTTGTTGAGCATCGCTTAACCCTGAACCTTGTGTTCCGTATGTAACACCCATGATATCTCCTTATATTTTATTTTTTAAACAATTCTTTTTCAAGCTCGTTTAAGTCTTTGTCCCATAATTCATCATATGAGACTTTCTTTCTTTTAATTTGCCTTTTAGGTTTTCTTTTTATATTTTTTTGCATTGGTTCTGTTAGTTGTCTTTGTGATAATAAATCATTTGCTATTGCTCTGTAAAGATCAAGCCACTTTACATGAGCATATCTATCCATTGATTTTAGTTTAATCAATTCAGGAAATACTCTGTCAAATTCGCCTGTTTGAATAGAACCAACGAAGTCTGCAAATAATTCAGCTTCAGCTATTTCTCGTTTGAATTCGTCTGGAACTTGGTTGTTCCAAACACTTACCACCAATCCAGCTAATTCTGGATCTCTTTGTTGAATATCGTTAAAAACTTCTTCAATGTGGTTTTGTTGTTTTACTTCTGGTTTGTAATCAATCTCATCATCAAATAAATCATCAGTTGGTTCTAAATTGAATTTTTCTTGAAGATATTTAATTGCTTCAGATTTTCCATTCTTAGCATCAGCTAAAGCAACAATATCTTCTTCAGTTAAACCAGCATTCTCTATTAGATCAACAATTCTTCTGTGAGGTTTGATCTTACTCATTTTAAATGAGTAATCTAATCCTTTTTGAGCAAGCTCAATTAACTCATCCTCATTGTTGACCCATATTTCTTTACCTCTGTATTTTAAAGGCTTTGTAACCACTATTCTTTTTTTATCTTCATTAGAACCAATAGTGTCATCTTCTTCGTCAGTCTCATCAGTTGGTTCTTCGTATTGCTCGTATGTTTCTTCTATTTCTTCGTTTTCTTCTTCTGTTTCATTTTCCTCTGTTTCTTCTTGCATGCCATCTTCTTCTCCTGTGTTTTTGCTATTTAAGTCTTCAAGTGATATTTCGTCATCATTCCAAATATCATCATAAGATAAATTTTCTTCTGTATTGTTTTCTTCGACCTCTGTTTGAGTGTCGTTAGCATCTTCAAGTTCATTAAACTCTTGTGCTTCCATCTCTTCGTTTGATGGAGTAGCCAAAGTTTTGTCTTCCATTAATTCTCCTTGTCTTTTTCGTTAATTATATCATATTCGCTTATTTTAGCGTCTACAAAGCGTTTAAATGATTGAATTGCCTTAAGTTCATCAATTACCTTTTGGTTATCTAAATCTTCGTTATAAATCATCTTAAGAGCTCTTTCAACTGTGTATTCTTCAACAAAAGAACCAAACGCTTTGTTTTCCAACAAATCTATAATATAATGCTTATCATCCATTAAGATCTCCTTTGTTTAACTCATCTAGAGTTATTCCATGTTTTTCTAATTTTTCTAGTAGTTCTGCATATTTTTTTGCTATGTCAGCATCTGTGCTTAATACTTCTTTTTGAGCTTTAACTTCAGTCATTTTTGTTCTAGCTAGAGCATTTTGAGCCAACGCTTGTTCTTTTATTGATTTAGCTTCTTTTTCTTTAGCTTCAGCTTGTTGTTTAATTAATTCTATCTGTTTAGCTTGTTGTTGTATAGGATCAACTTGATGTTTATAATTTTCAATCTCATCAGCAATTGAAGGAAATTCCATTAACTCAAATAATTTTGCCAATAATTTCTGAACTATTTCAGGAGGACATGCTCCTACTTGAACCAACTGTGATGCTTGTTGCATTAGCATATTAATTTGGTTTATTCTTGACTCTTTTAATCCGTCTGTTCCTACTACTATTTTTATATCGTAATCAACATCTGATTTGTTGAACATATCATTTATTTCTTTAAATATAAGCAATCTTGCTTGTGCTTGTATGTCTTCTGGGAGTTCTTGTACTCTGTACTTATCTTCAAGTTTAGCCTGTTCTTTAGCTTTTACCTCAGGAATGTTTATTCCTGTTATCTTTTCTATCTCTTCATCAGACAAATACTTCATAGCCATCTTTAACCACATAACCAAGATGTCTTTTATGTATTCTTGTAATTGAATATTAAACACTAACAATCTTACCTGCGCTTGGCTCATCATCATAGAAAAGTTTGAAGCAGGAGAGTTTAGCTCTTTTCCAGACATACCAGATATAGTTCTGTTTACTCCAGTTAGTCCCTCAGCTTGGTTCTCTACTATTTGTAGCATATTGTAAACAACAGATGGTACTTCGTTAAATTTACCATCATAGATAACTTGATTTATTGGAAGTCCTATTGAGTCTATCTCAACAAATGGTTTACCCTCAAGTAATCTTTTCATGTTAACGCTATCAAGTGATCCTTTTCTAATAAATTTTGTCCCATTATTTGACATACTCATATTATCAACAACACCCCTAATTATTGAAGTTATAAATTTTTGTTCATCTGAGATCATTTCAGCTAAACTGTCTCCCCATATGTTAAATTCGTTTTCGAATAGATTTACTTCTCTAAATGGAAAAAAATCAAAATCAAAAGTGTCTTTTCCAATTATCTCTATATCGCTTGAAGAATATGGTAAGAAGTAAACTATTTTTATTTTACCTTTTTCTTTATACCAATATTCGTAGACATAAAACTCACTATCTTCCTTAGATTTATCTTCAGTATCCAAATATTCTATGTTTCTTGTGTCATGAATATTGTCAGCTACTTCAGTTGAAGTGCTATTATTGTTAAAAAATTTTTCAACTTTCCTTTTGTCGTATTTTTCATCACTTAACAATTCATCTTTTGTTGTATTGTATCTTACTATTATATATCTACTACTTTGTATGCTTGAGGCTAATGGATCAGTAAAAACGTCTTCATTTGGCAATATTTCAGCATTTGGTCTGTTTTTTGTTACATTCTCTATGACTATGTAGTATTTTCCGTCTTTTTCAATTGTTTTAAATTTAGAACCAACAGTTTGAAGTTGAACATATTGATTATATGATATTTCTTGTTTGTTTTGAGTTTTTTGTTTTTCCCAAAAGACTCTTGCTATTGCTGTTCCCTCTTTTGTAACAATATTTGAAGTTGTGTTTATAAATTTAATTCTTTCGAATTCTTTGTTCCAGAAATAATTGAGTAATTTTTCATCTATATTTGCTTTGATAGTATCAAATTTAGTTTTTGGATATATCTTACATATCTTATCACCTGTAATGAATGGTTTTACTAAATTAGCTGATAATACTTTTGATTGTTTTTTTATCAATTTCCATACTATCTTACTTCTTCCTTCAACTTCATTACCGTATGGTTCACCATCATGTTCTGACAACCATTTAGATATTTTATCGTTTATGCCTGATTTGAATTCATCTGATATTTTAAAATCGTCATATATTTGTTTTGCTAATTCGCTCATTGATTCTCCTTATTAAAACTCAAAAAATCTATCATAATTATAATCATATTCTCCTGTTGATACTTTGTAATATTCATCAATATTTTCAAATGGCATATATATTCTTATGCCATTGTTCATTTTTTCAATTTCGTTTTGTATTTCTTCGGTTTTTTTATTGTATTCTTCTATTTCATTAGATATTTTATATTGAGATATTAGTAAATATATTTTTTCAGCTGATAAAGCATAATTTGTTATTGTTAATGCAATAGGTCCAGAAAATGAATATGCTTGATAAGCTATTACAGCTATTTGCATATAAAGTTTTGTATTGTCATCAAGTCCAGCATTGTTAAACAAAGACGTTGAAGTGAATGTAACAAATGTTGTTACTGGAGCAAAGTAGAATCCTATTGCAAATGTAAGAAATTGAAACATTGATGTTTGCCAAAATTTTAATTTAACAGAATCTTTTGCGTATACAAACATTACTACATCATGTTTATAGTTTCCATAAAAATCTTTTAATGATCTTGATTTTGTCTTAAAATATTTCATTGGGATTGGAAATATTCCATTATCGTAATTGTGATTTGTATAATATGAATTATCACCAATTTTTATTGACATTTTTCTTGTTGAATTGCATATTATTGGATACTCTCCATCATCTGAATCATGTGTTGTGTCAGGATAACAATTTTCATCATTAAAAAAAACAAGATCTGTAATGCCATCACCTATAGTTATACTTTTAAATTCTTTGTTTGTTTTTCCATATAATATATTTAAAATTTCATCAAATCCATCTCCAAAATTTGTCCCTATTGTTATTATGGCTTCTTTTATTGCCTCAGAACCAATGCCATCTGACTCATCAGACCCATCTATAAGAATATCAGGATCTATACCCATGTCTTTTAAAAGCCTATTATATTTATGTTTTGTATTTACTAGTGCTCCTCTTTGTTTTAATGGTATAAACATAAAATCATCAACTCCTATGCTTTCAAGTGCTTCTTCTTGATAGAAGACTTCATTAAATTCATTATCGTCATGATCTAAACATACACATGCTATTGCTGACTTGTTTACTGGTATATTAATTGATATTTCATTATCTGTTTTATTTAAATCAACAAATTCATATTCTATTTCTACATTTGAATTCTCTTCAATTTCATCGTTGAAATTTACTATTACAGGAAACATTCCTGTTGTATAAAAATCTGTAGTTTCTTTATCGTTTACTTTTACACTTAATACTTTATAAGATCTGTCATCAGATAATGTTATAGTGTCTGTATTTTCTTCTATGGTTATTGATTCAGTTGCTTTGTTTTTTATATTGTAAAAGTAATATGTTGAAATATCTCTGTTTACAAAAATAAAATCACTATCATCAGTTTTTATAATTAATGGTTGGTCATCATAAAAAAAAGGAAATACACTTTTTTCATACACAAATATACCTAAATCTTCTTTTGCTACAATTGGATCAAATTTGTCAATTATGTTATATCTATAACTTTCAAAATTATTGACAAAGAAGTGCAAATATGATTTAACATAATCTGAATAGTAATCAATTTTATTTATCTCTATAATATATTTTCTCCCATCCTGACCTAAATATTCACATTTTGTTCCTGGGCACAAATCATCAGCATTTATTCCAGCAACACAGCTTTTCTTAAACCATTTTGTTGTAAGAGATGAATCTATATATTCTCCATTAGAATATTGACATATTTGTTCAGCTGTTAGATAAATATTAGAAAAATATATTCTGTAATCACTACAAACACAATTATATTTTTCGATACTTTCAGATTTCTTTTTTACATTAATAGTTTTATTGTATTTTGCCGATAATAATTCCTCTATGTTTTTTACTGTTATTGTTTTTATTGTTCCATTTACGCTTGCAGTAAAACCAAGAGCCTTAATCCTACCATAAGACATAAGCATTATTTTCTCATATATCAATCTTGATATAGGATTACCATTTCTGTACTTTATCCATTTTGCAAATTCATTTACAAGTTTAACTCTAAACAAATCTTTGTCACCGTCAAGTATTCTGAAGACTCCTAAATCTCTGAATGTAACAGTTTCTTCAAACGCTACTCCTATAAAATCTACAAAAGAACTAACAGCTCCACCCATATTTATCCTATCAATCTATAGATATTGTTCTTACCATCAGAACCAACCAACTTATATTTAAATAGTTTAAGCAATCTTTCATTATTTGTTCTACATAAAGGCTTATATCTTTTTATTAATCTTTTTACAATAGAATATATTCTGTATTTACAATCTTCTCTATCAACTGTAAAAAGATTAATGTAATTATCATTGTCTATTATTACTATATACTTGCAGAATGATACATATTCTTTTAAATTATTAAAAGAACCAACAAAACACTCTGTTGGCTCTAATCCTAACGACTTGAAATATTTTATCGTTTCTTTATTAAACTTAACCAATACTATTCTTTATGTCAGTATATAAAGATGATAATTCATCGTTAGCTATAATGCTAGGCTTATCTTCAAGTATTCCTGAGCTAAACATCATAGCCCAAGCATTCATTTGAGAATCAAATAGTTTGAATCTAAAGTTATCATCAAATCCTTTTGTTTGTCTGTCTAATAACTCTTGTTGTTTTATTTGTGTATTTTTCTGTTCAAGAACCAACTCAGCTTGGTTCTGTTTTACAATAGTGTCTTGTTCATTTAATGGAGCTTGAAAAGCTAATTGCAAACATTGAGACATCAAATTAGCATATACATTAGCATAGTCGCTTCCTTTTAATCTTCCAAGATTGTATTGTTCGTCTAAATCTTCTTTTACTTTTTCTGTTAATTCATCATATATTGTTTTTATTTGTTCAATGTCATACATTTTAATTCCTTTCTAAAAATTTGTAATACCTCCCCATAGGCTCAAAAGAAAGAGCCAGATTAGTTTCGTTTGATGAATTTCGTTTAAGTTTGTATATTGCATTGTTGCTCCTTATCCTTGACTAACTTTTAATACATCTCCATTTTCAGTATCTATCCATAGCTGTCCTACAACACCTGGGTCTGAAGTAGGAAGATTTGGTATATATACAGTCTTCATTAGCAAGTCAAATGTCATATATTCATCATCACTATATATTTTTAATCTATTTTTTCCATTGTCAGCACTTTTTACTTCAATATAAGCATCGTGCCCGTAAGCTCCGAGAAAAATTTTTGATGTTCCTCCATATAGTGTATGGTTTAATTTTAGTTCCACAGGGTCTAAAGTTTTATAATTTGTTAAACTTATTCGTGAAAACTCATCTACTTTAACATATGAATTAGTAATGTTTGTTAAAACATTGCTACTAAAATAATAGTTATCCTTTATAAAAATATCCTTAGATGAATCTATTTTATATGCTACTGTTTGTTCTAAATAACCCTCTGTAAAATAATTTCCTTTTATTGTAGCTTTGTTTATATTAATACCATTAATACAAGTTTTATTTGCCTCAAATCTATTATACAAAATATTTATAGATTTAAAAATATTGTTAGATTCGCTATTTAAAGAAATTGCTGTATCGCACTCATCAAAAGCTACTCCTATGATGTTTGTATGCTCCCATTGTTCAGTAGCGCCATCATCTTGTACAAAATTAATGCCTATACTTTCTTCAACAGCTTTACAATTTATATATCCTCCGTTAATCCATAAATTAGACACAAAACCATTTATAGTGATAGGATATTTACAATTTCTAGCTGTAAAATTAATTATTCTTGTATTAACAGACTGTCTAATTTTTAAAAATTCATTCATATTATCAATTACAGATATATTTTCAAGTATATTGTGGTCAGCGTTATCTATAACAATACCTGAGTTTTCTGTAAATTTTATATCTTTTAAAACCACACCATTAAGAATTTTAGATGAACTTTTTACATTAATTATCCCATCAATTACAGATAAATTATCTGTCCAGCTTGATTTAATGCCATAAATTTCTTTGTGAGAAGTTAAACTTATATTTGCTTTATATATTTTTTTATTTAATTTAACTACATCATATGAATCTATCGCTTTTTGTATGGCTAAACTATCATCTGTCTCGCCATCTCCTTTTGCCCCGAATTGTTCTGGAGTTACATAACTATCATTTAAGATTCTTTCAAATGTTCCAAAAACTAAACCATCTTCATTAAACCATTCTTCCTGTTGAGTAATATCATCCCAAGTTTCAGGAAATGTTTTACCCAAGTTTATCTTTGTTCCTCCGTTATGCTCTTGTAAATCTTTTCTAAAGATGAAAGTTCCTACACCTCCATCATTCTCTATGTGGTAGCCAAGAAGTTTGATAACATCTCCTTCATCAATCTTATCTTTAAGATTTAATAATTCTTTAACATTTCTAACAATATAATGAAAATCTTTAGTTTGTAATTGTTTTGAATATTGTCTATCATCTGTTACTTCAATAGAAAATTCAGCATCATTAGCATTTCTTAAACCGAATTTTGAACTCATATCATCTCCTTAATGTTTTTTTATCCATCACTCACTTTTAAGATTCCACCATCATTCCAAATAGCACCAGCTACATTTGGATCACTTGTTGGTAAATCAGTAAAGATATAATTGCCACCATTTTTATAAAACTTAATTCCACCAGCATTAGATGCGCTACCATCTTTATGGTATAGATTTATTCCTGAACCACCTGTAGCAAGATCAGTCCATGCTCTAATGTTCAAGATGCCATAAGTTGTATCATAATTAATGCACTTATTGAAATCATTAGAACCAGTTGTTGGATCATACATTATTCCAATATAGTTCCCAGCAATTCTTAAATTACCATAGTCTGTTAAGCTTGCAACATGTTTTGTTTCTAATGAGCTTTCATTCCATTGCCAAACAGTAAACCAAGAACCATATCCTATGAATTGATCAATATCAGATGATTTATAATCACTGTATGGAATATCTTCTTTGATTAATATTGCATTTGTTCCATCATCTAATTTAACCAAATATTCTTCATAAATATCATCGTTATTTTTTAAGTGCATGCCAATATAAATATCGTTTCCATCAAAAACTATACCCTCTGGCTCTATATATTTGTAATTACTTAAATTAATGAAATTAGGCATAAATTTAATTACATTTACAAGACTTCCTTCATCTGTGTACACTCTAATCTCTCTATTTCTAATTTGTGAGCTATCATAAGAACCAAACAGCATATAGATAAGTCCATTTTTGTAAGCAACACCTTGGAAGTCATAATATGAAGCATAATCTGTGTTTCTTGTAACTATAAATTCTTTTTCAAAGTTATTGTAATCACCATCAATAATTGTTTGAATATTATTGTATATCCTAACCAATTTTCTTCTTGTAGTCTTTATATCACTAAATACGATTATTGTCTTTTTAGTTTCATTATCAACATATGGTAAAGCGTGATACCATATTGTTTCTTTTTCGTTGTTGCTGTCATAATCATCAATTACCCTGTATAGATTAACTTCAGGTGTATCTGAATCATCCCATTTAATTATACTTATATGTCTACCAAAATTTGGGTAGACAGTAATATCTTCGTATTTATAGTTTTTGATAACTATCTCATTGTCTTCGTTTGGAGTCCCACCAGATGATACAAATTGCAATTGACCAGTACTGTCTTTGAAGTAAGAAAGTCCTTGATGAGCCACATTGTCTAAATCATTAGTTTTTAGTATTAAATTTCCATTTAAGTCAAATTTATAAATTCTACCTTTTTCTCCTGGTGAATAGTTATTAATGCCATTGTCACTATCTTTTACATTCCTGTGTGCATATAAATACCCATCAACTACAGCAATTCCTTGTAAATTTCCTTTTCCATATTCACTTTCTACATCAAACTTACATATCATTTTATGTTTACTTAAATCAAACCACCTTTTTCCTCTAACTAGGTTAGTATCTTTAGCAACAATCTTTGGATTTTCATTGTTTTCATTGACAACAATATTTGTAACTTCATCTTTTTTTGGATATTCATTTAATGTATTATTTAGCTTTTCATCTGTTGTAATATCTTCAATATTTATAGTTTTATTGCCATCAGTTCTATAATTACATTCAATTGTTGCAATATTCCCATTTTCATTTTCAAGCTTCAATCTACTAGCCATCATATCTCCTTAAAGCATATTAAAAATAATTAAAGTATTTTAAAAGTTGCATCATTCTGTATTATAAATTCAGTTCCATCTGGTAATTCTATACTATCTATAGAACCAGCATTTGTTCCAGATGGAATAATTATTTTTGTATTTGTGGCTCTTTTGTTAGTGTAAAAGATACACTCATCAGTGTTTACCCATTGTCTAATAAATGTTTGAAACCTTGTTCCATTAAAAAAATAAAGCTGACCATCTATTGTGTTCAAGTAACAATCACCTATTTGCAATTTAGAGCCATCAATTCTTTCAGATGGTTCTGAGTCAAAAGCTCCAAGAAATTTTTTTGTAGCCTCAATAGCTGACTCAATATTATCGGCAACATATTTAACTCTGTATTCATCAAATAATTTTTTAAGTATATCATGCGTTCTCAGTATTTTTTCATCTATGTATTGTTTTAAATAATCCAAAACATCTTTTAATTTCATAGCCAAGCCTTTTTAAATTGTTTAGTATCATAAAATGTAGTCGTTGACATTAATGATTTTTTTTCATTTTCATATTTCTTAAGAAGTAAAGCTGTAGTGTCCTGATCAACTGACGACGAATATGACATTGTTGTGTAGTACTTTATACCCTCTATTAAAGCATTTTCTATATACGCTATTTCGTCATAACTAATGTTATCTATATCAGGAATAACACTACATGTAGCAATTGATTGAATAATCTCTTCATCTCTTGGCATAAAAGAGAAATCAGTAACTCTGTATATATTCGAAGTAAGGTATTCAAATTTATTGAATGCACTTTTAAGTTTGCTAGTTATTTGATCTTCAATCAACACATCGTTAACAGACAATAATATTTCATTTATTTCAGAACCAACCGATTCAGTAGTTATTGCTACATTTGGTATGATGGATTCGTCATATGTTTTTAGCCAATTTAGTATATCGTCTTCAGTCATAGATTCTATTGTTACAGAATCAAGATCTGTTCTAACTCTATTGTTTAACTTTAGTATTAAAGAAAAATTGTAATCTGTAAAATCTCTTGTTATAGAAAAAGCTAATAGTCTTTTAAAGAAATGAGTAGTCTTTGCTATATCGTTTATAACAATAGATATTAAATTAGTTAAATCATCATCGCTTATAGACATATCTCTAACAAAAAATTTATATTTTTGTATGTCCATACAAAATCCTTACTTATTGTTTTATAAATTATACATTAAAACACATATGGGTTATTGTAGTTTTGATAAAACGATAAATCACTGTCATAATCTATTGGTTCATTATATGATATATCAATAAGTGTTAGCTGAGATATACTGTCAACTAAGTCGTCATGCTTTGCTAATATTGATTCGTTTGTTATTAACTCCATCTCATGCTTTAATTCATTTACAAAATCTTTTATATGTGTTTTTGGTAACCACAATTTACCAAGCTCAACTATAGGTTGTAGAGCTTTTATAACAGATAGTTTAGCTTTGGTTCTACTAACCATCTGTAAATTAAAATATTTGCCTCTTCTGTTCATTTCATTGTATATAAACGTCTTCATTGATAATTGAAAAGCAACTTTTTCAAGAACCACAGCTGATGGATTCCATCTATCAACAAACTCAAATATCTTATCTATTGTCTTGTCTGGTTTTATCCTTCCAAAAAATCCATCAACTAGATACCAATTTCTATTGCTGTCTATTCCAACGACAGATATTGCTGTATAATCTGCATATGATTTTTCTGATACAGCCAAATCTACTGATATGTAGTAGTTCATTTTTCTCAGTTTATCTTTTATATCATCTATATTATAATAGTTTATATTATCAAGATTAAACAGTAAATCATCCTTAGGTGTAACTTCAAGCATATATTCCTGGTAAAATGATCTTTCTCTACCTTTATCTTTTAGATCTTCATAAACGCTTCTAACATATTCTTTAGTGAATCTGTCTTCCCACGAAGTAACTAAATTGTTCCAATCATCTGGAGGGAATTCTTCAGCTACAGGCAATTGTAGCGTTACCCATTGATCTGAATTTACTAACTCTAATAATAAGCTATCTTCGTGTATAGGAGTTCCAATGAAAATGAACTCAAATCTATTTGGATTAATCGCTGGAGTAACTACATCATAGAACCAATTTTTTAATTTATTCCTAGCCTCTTTAGTCTGTTGTTTTGTTTCATTTTCAATATCATCAAGAATTACTATATTAGGTCTTTTATTCATTATCTTAGTACCTCTCATACTTTGCCCAGAACCACGACCCTTAATATAGAACATTTTGTTAACTTCTTTATTATATATATAAAGAGTTGGATCGTCATCTAATCTTTTTTTTCTTATTTCAAGTACTTCAGATAGCTTAGAGCTTTCTATCATTGAGGCTATAGTTTCTATAGTAGCCTGAACCATTGATACGACGTCCTGTATAATAAGTATATACTCAAAGTCCCCAAAGTTTGGCTTCTTTCCTAATTGTAACCATTCAAGTATTAAATGTATTATCTTTGTTGACTTACCAAGTCCTCTATGGCATTCCAATACTTTTTTTCTATGTTTTGATAATACATGGTCTACTAACATAAAATGAGCTTGTGCGGGCTTGTTTTCTTCTTCAAAGTATGTATCGAACCAAAGGAAGTGTTTTATTGTGTCTTTGTTTTTTGGAACATATGGTTCGTCATATCTAGGTCTGCTTATTATCACTAGCAAATTCCTCGTTATATTGTTTTATCTGATTGTTTAAGAATTCGTTTATTTCTTTGCATTTACTTAGTTCTTCTTTTAAATCTCTAAGATCGTTTATCATTTTTATAAAATCTTCTAACGATAAAAGCACTTGATTATTCTTTATTTTCGTTTCCATTTATTACCTTGTATTTTATTATCGTTGGTTCTTTGTTTGTGTAGTTGTACTCGTATGTTTGCAGTTTAGGACACTTTTGCTTTATGTATATATACTTTACTTTCCGTTCGCACCCATTAATAAACAATAGTATGATAACCGATAGAAGTATTAATGTCAGTTTTGTTTGTTTCATTCTCAATTCTTTTTTTTGTTTGTTTTTTTAACTCGTTCATTCTACTTTCAAACGTTCTTGCGTATTCTTTCTGTTGTTTGGATAAAGCGTCACTAATAATCTGGTTCTGCTCATAGATCTTTATTTCTTTTTCAAGATCTTTGACTTGTTTCTCTGAATAAAATATGAAAACTATTACAAACAATAAGAAAACTATTATCACATAAAAAATCCAATCTTTAAAAAAACTCATAACTCACCTTTTATTTCAAAGTGGTATGGATCATGACCACCGTTTATATTGTATGTCAATCCCCATTCAAGGCATATTCCGTTCCTTCTTGCGCATCTAAGCATTGCTCTACCAATCTCAAGCCATTTGTCTTCATTGCCAACTAAAGACCAAACAGGGTGTCCATCAACATAAGGAACTATGTCTACTGCTAGTCCTAGTTGATGAGCTGACTTTCTATTGTACCCATCTAAATAGCTCTTACCTTGCTTGTATAGCTTATTTTGTTCTTCAGCAGTCCTTAGTCCAGACACTACCATAAAGTCTACTCTAGTATTTGCTAATGCACAGTGTAGTGTATCTATCAGCTTTTGGTTTAATCCCTTCATCCTTCTTATCGAAGTTTTTGAAAATTTAAAACTCATTCGCATTCCTTGATTATGTATACGGATATAATAACACCAACGATAATAGAAAATATTGAGTAGTAAACAAAAAAGTATTCATTCACTTTTTGCTTTCTTGATTGTGATATCTAAGTATCTCTTCTTTTAGTGTTTCTGAACCAATTTTCTCAGCTATAGCAAGCTCCATAAGATAAATCCCTCTAGGACCTAAATGCCCTAATATAGAACCAACTCCAGCCGATAAAATAATATTATCACTATATCCATAAACCAACAAAAATGCAGGCAAACCAACGCTAACTGACCCAACTATGTCTATAATAAGAAAAATTATTACTTTCCTTAAAGAATACCCATCTTTCTTTCTTCTAATAAAAGAACCAAGTCCTGAAGCCAATAATCCAGCAAAAACAATTATATATTCAGTTAAACTTAATTGTGTTTTCATAGTGTCATTCCTATCCATTTTTATTTTTCCTTTGCTACAAGCTCTATAATTTTATCAGCACTAACGCCTTGTAGCTTACTTGCTATTTTATCAAGTTTATCGTTTATCTCTGTTATATCTGAATTATTTCTAAGATCAATGTTTACCTCTATGCCTTTATCGTCTTGAGGTTTTCTTGTCTCATTCAAAAATATCTCTACATACTTGGCTCTGTCTCTTTCTGACATTTTATCAGAAAAGATCTTCTTTGTTACAAGCTCCAATACTTTTATTCTCTCTAATGCAAACATTGTGTAAGTAGAAGTAGTAAGAAGAGCAACTATTGATTTATAAATCTTTGAATTCTCTAATCTCTTTGCTTTAATCTCAATAGATGACTTCGATAATTCATCACCTTCATTTTTGTTAACTCCCCATTCTCTAGCTTTGTTTGGATCAGTAACTACGCACATTTCAGGAAAAGCATACTTAAAACTCTCAACCCTTCCTCTTCTCTCTATAAACCTCTTCCTAACGTATAATACAGTTTTGATTATTTTATGATAATCATCAGAACCAATATCTGAAGCAAGACTAAGTATTTCCGCTGGTTCTATTTCATCAATTAATCCAGCTTCTTTGACAACAGATGATATTAATTCCAACTTCTCTTTTAGAGCCAACCTATAATCCTTTTAATCTTATAAACAAGTCTACTAATGTTTCTTTTTAAGAAATAGAACCAAGCAGTTAGCCTATACCATCTGATAGCAAACTTCAACACATCATCATTTGATGCCCCAACTTTATCTCTAATTGATCTTAATTGCTCAATAGTTTTCTTTTTAGCGGTAATGCTTAATTGATCTTCTCTTCCCATTTGTGATCCTTTTAATTTGTTGATATTATTGATAAATTATACTATAATAGTTTTTGTGTATCAACTGATACACTTTAGCTTTCCTGTGTTTGCACAATGTGTAGTTCTTTATTTTTTCATCCTTTTCTCTACAAGAGGAGTTTAGCCCCTTCTCCTCTTACTCAACCACAAAAGAAAATAAGAAAAAGAAAAAGCAACATAAAAAGAAAAAGAACAAAAGAAAAGTATATAAATATTAGAACCAACAAGTATTTATATAACTAATATATTCTCTCTGTTGGTTCTATACTATTGGTTCTAAATAATTAGAATAATATTTTTTATAGAACCAACAATAAATATTAATATTATTACTTATATTATATTAATAATATTATATTATAAGTAATATAATATATATAATATATAATATATAAGAGTA